GGGCAGCGAGAAACCCGCCACACGCGCGGCCCGCAACCACTCATCTGCGAAGGCATCCCGTTCATGCCCCTCGACGTCAGGCGTGCCCAAGGTGTAGTGCACCAGAGCCGGATTCGGATCAGCAGGACTGACGCCCACGAGGTGATTCCACCTCGCTGGTAAGGCGCCAATCTGATCGTCGCGCAGCCACTTGAACGCGTGCAGATCGCGCCCTGGCCAGCCGTTCAAGACCTCCAGCGTTAACGCCCGATGCGCCAGATGCCCGCAGTTCCAGAGGATGACGCTCGACCAGTTCTTCCTCGGGTAGGCCTGCTGGATGTGCCCGACCTTCTTCTGGGCCTGCTCAGGCATGGGCGCGTGCTGCACGACCATGACGGCGTACTTCGGATCGGCCCACTCGAAGATCTTGTTGACGTCGTCGCGGAAGAGCACGTCGCCATCGGTGAACAGTGCCCAGCCTGTCAAGTCGCACAACCGCGGCACCCAGAAGCGCGCGATCGCATGACTGGTGCTCATGGGCGCGTCGGAGATCTCGTCGAAGAGCTGCCCGTTCGGCAGCGTCACCGTCGGACGTTCGTAGTTCGGTACTGAGGCCATCGACAGCCTGTCGATTCGTAGCGGGCTCTTGGCCGCGCATCGCTGCAGCGAATAGGTAGCGACGCTGCAGGCCTTTTCCTCATTCGGATCCCATCCGATGAAGACACGCACCTCGGTACTACGTCGCACTGTGCCCCTCGAATCGACGAGCGCGACCAGACCGGCGCGGAGAACGTTCGATGGGCGCGGTTGACGGGGCCGCTGCCGGCTGTGGCGCGGCCTCGGCGGCGACGGGAGCTGGATCGGCGCGATCAGGCGTCTGTGGTGTCGACACCGACGCGTCGACGCTGGACTCGGCGCGCCTGGCGCGCTCTTCTTGCAGCGCGCGCCAGGCCTCGCCTTTCATGATTTCGGCAAACGTCCACTGCTGGTACGCCAGCGCCCAGAGGAACGGCTCGCGGTCGTCAGGGTAGAACGGCGCTTCAATCTGTGACAGATCAGACAGACCCATCCGAGCGCCAGCTGCGAATGGCGCGAGCACGAACACCGGCACGCCGTGAATCAGCGCGTCGAGCGCCGCAGCGCTACTGAAGACGACGACTGCCCAGGCGTCCTCCAGCGCGCCCTGGATATGCGTGCCAGCGGTCTTCTTCCAGCGCACCTGAATCGGACGATCGGTGTGCTGCCGCAGTGTCGCGAGCACGCCGCGGAGCCAGTCTGGCCCGTCCATGCCGTGCAGCCCCATATAGACGTCTGAGTTCGGGCACACCAGGACTTTCGAGCGAGCGTTGCGGCCTCGCTTCCATGGCAGGACCGGTCTGTTCATCAACGCGAAGCGATCCGGCGCATACGCGCCGACTCCGTCGTGCTGGTACGCATTGCGCGTGACCCTGAAGTACTCGCCACGCCGGAAGTACCCGTGGTCGCCGTAGTACCAGTCACGTCCGGCCGCTTGCGCCTGTCGAAGCACAGGCCACTTGGATGGGCTCCCGAACAGGGCCGCCGGGCCATCGAAGAGCTCGTTCTCTTCGGTGATGGCACCCTGGCATCCCTGCGCGAAGACGAACGCGAACCGTGGCGACGTGACCTCACCTGGCGTGAAGTACGACACCGGCGGCAGTTCTGGCGTCACTGGAACGCCTCCTCAAGCGCGACCCGTGGGAACGTGTCCAGCACGGTGAATCGAGAGGCGTTGAGCACGCGCACGCCGGCGGCTTCGAGCGGCCGCGCGAGTCCCCTGAACGCCTGCAGGAAGATGGGGTACGGCGATGGCACATGGTTCGGATGCGCGCCGAACCAGTTCTGCTCGCCGCGTGGCCCAGTCCACATGTCGAATCCGAGCAGGATCATGCGCGTCGGGCCGGCGAGGTGGTAGGCCAGATTGACCGCCTGATAGCCTGAGTTGTAGCCGGTGCGGAGTCCAGACGGGTCGAGCTCCAGGCCATCGGCGCCGGTGTTTCGGAGCACCCGCACGTCCGGCCACGCCGACCAATCGGTCGGCGGCTGGTCGACCGACTGCTCAATCGAATACTTCAATCCGTCGAAGTCCGGCGCCCCGTTGTAGAACCGCCACCATTTCGCGTCGGCCGCGTAGAGCACCTCGGCCCAGGGCGCCAGCTGGTGCGCTTCCTTGATGGCGATGACCCGCGCCTTGCCGCGGCAGAACGCCACGTCTTCAGCGGTCAGGCTCGACCCGCCACCAAGAATCACGACAGGCTCACCAGGCCACAGACGAGGCACGCGCACGCGCGGTATCTCAGCGACCGCGTTCATGCCTTCACCCCAGACACGTGGAGGCGCGGCAGGGTGGACGCATCCTTGCCGTCTTTGCCGTCCCGCCCCTTCTTCACCTTTAACGTCCAATCCTTTGAGCCGTCCCCTGGCTTCGCAGTGGTCGCCTTGTGGCAGTGCCATTCGGACCCGCCCCACGTCACACCGTCGCCGCGCCCGTAGGTCTTCCCGTCGACATAGACGCCGCGGTAGATGTCGACCGGAAACACCAGTTCGAACGTCTTGACTCGATCGCCCCTCGTGAAGTTCAGCGTGACGGTGCGCTCTCCGTCGTGGAGGATCTCGAGGTCGTCGAACCCAAGCCCGTCGACGCCGTCACGACCGTCTGCGCCCTTCTCGCCGCGCTCACCGTTCTGCCCTGGCTGTCCGTCTCGCCCTGGGAGCCCGTCGCGCCCCGGCAGGCCTTCTGCGCCTCGCTCGCCCTGGAGTCCTTTCTCGCCAGAAGGGCCCATCGGTCCCGGCGGTCCGGGTTCGCCTGGTTCACCCTTCTCACCGCGCTCGCCTGGAGCGCCAGCGGGGCCTGTCTCGCCGCGTTCACCGCGCGCGCCGTCAGCGCCTGTCGCTCCAGCTTCACCGCGGTCACCCTGTTCGCCTTTGTCTCCGCGTTCACCATGTGGCCCCGCAGGGCCCACGTCGCCACGCTCGCCACGTTCGCCTTTCTCCCCGGGCGGCCCCTGCACACCGTCTGCCCCACGTTCGCCGCGCTCGCCTTGGGCGCCAGGCTCACCGCGTTCGCCTGTTTCACCGCGCAGTCCGGGTGGGCCTGCTGGCCCCATGTCTCCCCGATCGCCCTTCTCGCCACGCTCGCCTGGTGCGCCGGTCTCACCGCGAGGGCCAGGCTCTGGGAGTCGTTTCTCAAGCGGCTCGATACGCGAGAGCAACCGCCGCTCGACGGCACTCATGACACCAATGACGCCGGCGATCAGTTTCTCCATCAGGCCGCCAACAAGCCCATCTCGGCGGACTTCGTCAGCAATAGCGCCAGTGCCTTCTCCTCGTCGAAGGCGTCATCCTCTCTCGGTGCCTGGACAGGAGTGGTCGGCTGCCGCGAGGGCGTCTCTCGTGACGCCAGCTGACGGATCGGCCAGTTCTGCTCCTGCAGGAACGGCGTCTCGCCACCATCCACCGGTCCGAGTCCGTAGTACTGCTTGCGGACTTCGTTCGGAGCCACACCGCTCGAGATCGCTTTGCCAGCCGCAGTCGTCTTGCTGTCGGAGTTCATCCAGATCAGGTCGTTCACGTCGAACTCGGTGCCGTAGCGATTGCCAGCGTTCGGTCCGAGACCGATGCCCTCGTCGAGATGGTTCTCGAGCGAGACGATCAGGTTCTGCAGCGCCTGACTGTAGTACTGCTGCACCAGGGGCTCGACATTCGCGTAGGGCGGCGGGGGGCCGATGCCGACCATGTACGCCGGAACGTGAAAACACGTACAGACGGTCTCTCCGGTCCACTTCAACTGCTCGATCAGTTGGGCATCGACGGCGTTGACGGCCATCGCCTTGTATTCCAGCCCGTCGCCCAGCACCGCCACTTTGCCAACGTTGTCGCCGGTGTAGTTCGCTTCCCAGTACGCCTTCAGGCGATCGGCCGTCTCTTGGCTGATCACTCCAGGCGCCGTGAGAATGCCGCCCGGCTGCGATCCGTTCGTGAAGAACTTCTGCGAGTTGCGCTGGATCGCGAGGCCTTGCAGCGCCGCAACGGCACACGCGTAAATCGGCGATACCCCCAGCAAGGGGTGATACAGCGCCACCATCGTGTCGTGGATAATCTCGCTCGCTGGGACCGTGACCGAGTCGCGGGGAAGCCCGGAAAGGTCATCACGCTTTAGTTCGTAGTAGACCGATCCATCCGTCGCGACGAGCGGCGTTACGCGCGTCGGGTCGAGCACGTACAGCGCCTTGACCACGCCGCGGCCATCACGCTCTTTCAGGACGTAGGTGTTGCCGTGGATCTCCTTTGAGACGATCCACTGCTCAACGAACTTCTGTGTCGTCTGGTAGCGGTTTGGCTTCCGCAAGACTGGTGAGAACGCTGAATTCTCCGCCTCGGCCCAAATCCCATCGTCGTCACGCTCAACCAAGCGGAGGCACAGCTTGCCGATGTCTGCAGCGATGAGCGTGACGCACGCAAACACTGCCGAATACACCAGCACCGAGTCCGTGCGGATGTCCTGATTGGACTGCCAGGCGCCGAGGAACGGCTCGCGTACACGACCCCACCATCCGCCCCAACTTCCGATCGGTTGCAGCGGCGGCTGCGCTTTCATGCGCCACGCGACCTCGATCGGCCCGAACTTCATGGGTGCTTCCGCGTGGCTTTCGGAGGCGAGGGGATGCGACTAGCGAACCGCAGGATCTCGATGTTTTCGACATCGGCTTCGTGCGCGAGATACACGTCGCCTTCGTTTTGCCGGCGACCGTGGTAGGTGTGATACCTGAGCGCTCGCATCCACACTTGAGGAGCGCCTCGCGTCTCTTCTGACATGCGTTCCTTTCACGTGGCCGGCGCGGTGCCGACCACGTGCGGACGGTCCCTAGACGTAAGTGGCGGTGGTGTAGCGAACGCCGGCGAGCCGCGCGCGCTTCCAGTTGATGAAACGCTCCGCGCGGAGGCCGATCAGGTTGTTCTGCCACAGACTGACCAGCGTCACCGACCCGGTGACTGGGCTTGTGGGAGTGGTGTTCATCTCGACCGCGGCTTCCGTGCTGATGTCGATGTTGACGCCGCCGTCGTCCGCCAGCAGGATGTCCTGCGGGCTCACGAGCGCGACCGTCGTGCCGGCCTTCTGGCTCGTGATCACCGGCACTCCACCGATCGAGCCGCCGTTGATGCTCAGATTCGGAAACATGAACTCGCCGTTGGTCGTGCGCGCCAGCGACAGGTTCAGGGCGTTGGTCTCCGACATGATCAGGACAAGGCCATTGATGTTCTGGTTCGCCGAGACCATTGAGCCGACAAGGTTCTTGAAGTCGGTTTCGGCGTTGGCTCCCGACGTGCCGGCAGAGCCGATGCTTACCGCGGCATTGGTGATGGACGCCGGCTCGACGCCGGAGGTGCCAGCGTTGGTCGGATCGATGAACTTGCCGTCGATCAGCTCCGCCATGCCCTTGACCATGTCATTGCGCACGACCATCTCGGCCGATGGCGATGACAGGCGCGCGAGTTCCTGCGAAATCACAATGATCCCGGCCGCCTTGGCAATCGGCAGCGTTGCACTGGTCATCTGCAGGTTTCCGACCGGCTTCGGCGCGCCCTCACCGACGAACCCGTAGGTGCCGCCGCCGATCTGGATGCCAGCGCTCGAGTTGAACGGTACGCGCCGCAGGTTCTCGATGCGACCGATCAGGGTCTTCGGCCGCAGCAGCTCCATGAACTCGTTGGCGAGCGGAGTCACCGCAACGAGTGGTGCCGCCCAGGCCGGCTCGACGGTCGTGCCAGGATTGACCGCCGCCTTGATCGCGAGCGACACCTCGGGCGTCGAGTCGTCCCAGCGCTTCGCGTATTCGGCCGCTTCGAAGCGGTTGCCGCGGCAGACCGCGAGTGCGCACGCATAGCGGACGAACGCCGTGCCCTTCGGCAGGTTCGATTTCACCGATACCGACACTTGGCCGCCCCGCAGTTCGGATGCCTTCGTCTGCGGATTCGGCGCGGTTGTCGTCTGTGTGATCGGCGTGGCTGTGGATACGTTCAGCGACTCGGCGGACTTCAGACGCTCGACGTGTGCGTCGATCGCCTTGATCTCGTCTCGCAGCGTATCGTATTCCTCGGCTTGGGCCTGGTCGAGGGTGACACCCTTCGTCGCTGCCTCGCTCATGAGCGCGTCCATGCGCTCCTTCTTCGGCGCGCGAGAGTTGTTCCACTGGGTGATCTGTTCGGCAATCGTCATGGGTGCAGCGTCCTTCAACGCCTTCACGACACGGAGGCCCGAATCGCCGGGCGAGTTCTGGCCCATCGCGGCCTGATCGATCGACTTGATCGTGTGAATCGACGCTTGTGCGTTCGCTGGGATCGTCACGAGCGACAGTTCCACGACTTCTGTCTCGAGGAAGTGCACGCCGCCGGAATCCATGAACGACATTTCGATCGGACGGAACCCAATCGAGACACCTTGGATCAGGCCAGCTTTGATGCTTTGCCAGGCTTCGTCGGTGCGCGACTTCAGCGTGCCTGGTTCGTCGATCGTGGCGATCGTGGCTTCGAACTCGATACCGTCTGTGGTCGGTTTCTTGAACTTCGTCTGGCCAACAGGTTGACGAGTGTCGTGAAACAACAGCAGCGGCAGCGGGTTCTTGAATGTGACGCCCAACGGTTCGATGACATCGCCCATGCGATCGGGCGACGGCGTCGTGGCGACACCGGCAATGACCCTGCGTTCAGCGTCGACGGATTTGATTTCGAGAAGGCTGTAAGCCCGCGTGGGCATGGCGCTCTGCCATGCTCAGCCAACGGGCCAACTCGCAGATTTCTTTAGTAGGAAAAGACCAGTTATTGCGGCAGCCGTCGCACGATGATCTGTCGCGCCAACGCCGACACCGATGTGTCGTGCTTCTTCGCTAGCTGCACCAGCTTGTCGTACTCGCTCCCTCGCAACCACGTACTCAGGGAGGCCCCGGGGTCACTCGCTTTCGGACGTCCGCGGCGTGGCGTGTCTCGGGCCTTGTCAGCGTCCATGTTTCCGTCCTTGCAGTAAACCAGCGGCGCGCCGAATCAGTGGCATTTTCAGGGCTTGCTCTCGATTCAGGTACCACTGCTCCGTCACGACGCCATTCGAATCCAGGTGTCGCACGAAGCACCCAATCTCTCCCGGCTGGGGTGTCAGAACGTCGTGTCTATGGCGCTTTGGCTTCGGCATAGCCCCCTCCAGTCGGTCGCTCCGTCCCGCAGTATTTGCAGGGGGTCCCGACGCACGCTTGCTCGAGGCAGCGCAGTATGTGTGACGTCCGGATCCGGTCTCGGATGATCGCGTCCATGATCGTGGCGTTTCGTTCGTCTCCTCGAGGGAGATGGGCGCCTGGCGTCATGAAGGCGTCCCCCATCACCGGCCCAACACGATCATTTGGTACTGCGGTGTCGGCTTATCCAGGACGCCGGCGGCAATCGCATCCGTCCTGGCCTCCCAACTCAACACCGATGCCATCGCTGCGTCGATCTTGTTCGGCGAGTCCGACCGGTCCTTCCGAATCAACCACAGTGATCGTCCTTGCTCGTCTGTCCAGCCGTGCAGATCCTCGCGGCGGGCGTTCCCGATGTGGCGTGTCACGTCGGCATCGCCTTCGTGTGTGATGGCTCCGTCCAGGAGGGCCGTCTCGAAGTTCTCCAGCGCCGTCGCCATTTGCCGTCGACGGTTCGTCCACCATTCGATGACGTGATCCTCGCCAAACTGGCCGCGCCACTTCGCTACCCACGACTGCCAGTAGGGGGGATCGGCGTAGAGCCGCCACACCGTGAATCGTGAGAACGTCTCCTGCATGAGCGCGTCGACTGCTTCGGCCGGCACCTGCCACTCAGCCTCTTTCGACAGGTGGATCGGGCGCTCCCACAGGCCCACCTTCCATTGATAACCCGTCGCCACCTCGGTCGCGATCAACCCAGTGGAGTCGTGGAACTGTCCGCCGTCGAAGCCAAGGGTGATCAGCGTCTTGTCCTTCACGACGGTGTCAAGCCGCGCGAGCGATCGCCACTTCAGCACGTCAAAGGCCTGACTTCCAGACTTGACCAGACGGTTGCAGTAGACCCGCTCCAGATACGTGCGATCGCTCGTGGGGTCTGCCCAGAGGCTGACGATAGCGTCAATGTCGCGCCAAGCGGACGCTTCACCCGAGGCCTCGATGACGGCGGCGCGGAAACCTTCCGGCGTCTCGAGATCGTGTTCGTCACCGGCCTGTCGGTGGAAGAAGAACAGTGACGCATCGGCGATCCGCCCAGCGCGCACCGACTCGGCGTACTCCATGGTGCCCTCGGCGACAGACCCTGCCCCAGGCTCAGGTGCCGTCGTAATTTCCAACATCCAAGGGTCGGCGATCCGTCGCTTCGGCAGGTTCGCCTGCATCACTTGGTGCGCCTGCTTGAGTCGCGGAAGAGTAAAACGGTGCGTTTCATCGGCGACCGAGAACGTCGTCCGAGCACCGTCTCGTGCGTTCGGGTTGTTCGAAAGGGGAACGGCCTTCCCATCACCCTTCCGACGCAAAATCCGCTCGATGCCGATGTCGAAGTCGTCCTTGAGTGGACCCTCTTCGAGCACGACGCGCAGTGCGCCGAACGCGAGTTCCTCCGACTGCTCTTCGGTGTAGGCCACCATCGGAATGTACGGATCAGTGACTGGCCCGCCGATCGGTTCGCCGTCCCTCGTGAACCCCGTGCAGCGGACGGGCCCCTCCTGATGGAGTTCCACGGCGGCGATCCAGGCAGCCAATTCCGTCTTCGCCAATCCCTTCGGAAGGGAGATCCCACACCGCTTAAACCGCCGCCGCCCGGCGCGCACATGGCCCTTGGGATAGACCTCGTACATCCGGTAAATCAGCGCCGTTTTTTCAGGATCCAAGACGGCCGGTTGCCCACGCAAATCACCCGGACCGAACACGAGGTTTTGCTCGATAAACGCGCAGATCTGTGGCCCGAGTGTCGGGTAGAGCGTGCCTCGATCGACGGGGACCATGAGAATCACTGTGCTCGGATTCCCTTGGCGTTGTTACTTCAACCCCATCAGAATGCCCCTCGGATCCGTTCCGGTCCGCTTCAAGACAGGGACCGCTCGAGATGAGGTCTCTGGTTCCATCGGCGTTTGATCAGGCACATCCACAACCGACCTCGTTTCTAGCCCAAGCTGCGCCACCTGCGCCCGAAACTCCCTCATGGCGGCCAGCCGCGTACTCGCTGATGCCGCTGGATCCCTGGACAGCAGTAGCGCGCTCTCTGCCAGCGTCACGAGTTGATCATCCGTGACCGAGAGATCGAAGTCCTCGCGGACCAAGGCGGCCCATTCCGCTGGCGTCTTGTCCCGCCACTCCCCCTCGGCGACTGCTCGCGCCGCCGGCGCCTGCGCCTCATGCCGTTTCAGCTTCCCGGCCGCAATCCACCGCGTCACCGTCGACTTATTTAGCCCCAGCCGTCGCGCGATCT